GCTTTTAGAAAAAAAGCAGAAGAAGCTGGTATGAGTACTAAAGCATTTGCTGAAAAAGTAACTTCAAATAAAGAAGATTACAGCACTAGAACAGGTAGACAAGCTGAATTAGCTGAAACTCTAATGGGTATGTCTAGGCATGAAAAAGATCATGATGATAAAACATTCACTATGAGTGAATTAAATGAAAGATCTAAAAAACAAGATTCTTTATCTAAAAAACAAGCTTTAAAACTACCTCAAAGAGAAGGATTAGGTAATCCTGATTATGAATTTAATGAAGATCAAAGATTTGCGGGTGATGACGGATATGATGATGGTATGTCTAGAAAATCTTCTCCACATGGAACTTACGCTGATCAAGGTTATATAAAGTCTTATAAAAAAGGAAATAAATATGTAGCTGTTGACAAATCAGAGCATGATAGTTATCAAGATGAAAGAATTGCATCAGCACAAGCATTAACAAGAGCTAGAAAAAAAGCTAGAAAAGCTAAAGCAGCAAAAAAAGGTGTATCTAGAAAATCTTCTGGTAGAAACCCTTATACAAATTCACCTGTAGGTGATCTTAGTGGTGATAAAGTTTATGGACCTGCTACAGCCGCTATATCTGTTGGTAAAAAAATCTACAAAAAAGGTAAAGAATTTGTTGCTGGGGCTGCTAAAATTGGTAAAAAAGTAAAAAAAGCGGTTAAGGCTTCAAGAAATGTTACTGGTACAGGAGAAGCTCCTAAGTTAATGATGAAAAAACTAACAAAGATTAAACCTAAAAAAAGCATATCTAGAAAATCTTCTCCAATTAATAAGAAAAATATTAAAACAAAAACTGGTTTTCGTAATATAGGTGCTAGCGATGAAAGAGCTAATCAAGTAAGAGAACTTTCTCTAAACAGAGCTATGAAGGGTAGAAGAACAATGAAAAATCGTAATCTTAAACAAGCAGGTAAAGTTTCTGTAGAAAGTGCTAAACAAGGTTTGGCAGAAAGTATGCAGACTATAACTGAAAAAGCAAAACCTGTTAATATACCTAAACCTAAACCAAAGAAAACTCCAGGAGAAAGCGTGGAAACTAGAGCTCGTAGATCAGTAAAAGCTCCTAGTAAAGAAAAAGCTGGTAAAATGAGTATTTCTAGAAAAAACTATAAATATAAAAAATAATAAATCATGATAATAAATGCAAGTTCGTATACTAGCGCGGTACCGGTAGCACCTAGTGACACTATAAATATTCCGGGACCTAGCGTAAGAGTTAATTCGGCTTCTACAGCTACAACGCCAGATGGCACTCCTAATCAATTAATCGATGCTAATGCTAATTTTGTAACTACTTATAATGCTAATGGATCTGTTAATAACCAAGGAGTATCACGAGGTATGGTGGTTTACAATATGTTTGCTACAATTGCTTCAGGTATTAATGCTCCTTTAGTAGCTACAATAGTAGACATAGTTAATAATACTACATTATTGCTTTCTGCAGATATATTTCCATTTGCTGGAGGTACAGCTGTATCAGCATATAAAATATACGACGCAAATACTGTAGCTCCTCCAGGCGCTCAACTCTATGTAGGAACTTCTGGTAATGTATACGTACAAACTATTAATGGAGATTTAGTATTTATTGAAGATGTACCAGCTGGTGATATACTACCGGTTGTTATACAAAAAGTATTAGTTGGTGCTGCTGCTGCTGGTGGCCAACCAAACACGCTTACTACAGCAGGAAAATTAACAGCATTTATATAACATTAAAAATAAATAAAATGGGACACCCAATACACAAACACATGCATACTCACATTACAAAACAAAATGTGAAAGCAGCAATCAAAGACGACAAAGCACACATGGATTATCTTAAAAGAGACGTTAAAGATGATCAAAAGTTTAACGTAGCAGATAAAGATACTAGACAAACTCATGATGAGCAACATATTACTAACTTAGCTCAAGACGTGAAATACGATGAAAAAAAAGAAGGTATGTCAAGACATACATCTGAGCATTCTACTGAAGAGTATATGGCTAGAAAAGATGCTGCTATTAAAAAAGCTAAAGGTATGTCAAGATATTCTTCACCAGCTAACAATATTACATACGGTGATAAATCAGGACCAACTGGTTATATAGGTGAAGAAAGAAAAGATCTTATGAAATACAATCCAGTAGATGATAGAGCTGGCGTGAGTAGATATAAAGAAGAAAAATAAATGGCTTTTAAGCTGAAACCACCATTTAATATAAACGGTTCTCCAGTATATGAAAGAGAACTAGAAGAAGGGTGTTTAGGTAAAGGAAACAAAAATGGAACTATATTAGTAAACCCTGATCAAACAGCGGAAGCTAAAGAAAGTGTTATAGAACATGAAGAAATACATGTAGATCAAATTAAAAGAGGAGATCTTGATTATGATGATGAAAACGTATATTGGAAAGGTAAAACTTATCCTAGAAGTAAAATGAAAGAGGGTAATCCTAATTTGCCTTGGGAAAAAGAAGCTTACAGTAAAACAGATCCTTACGAAGCATTATGAGTAAAAAGAAATTTAAAGATACAACCGTTGGCCAGTTATTATTTGGCGCGGCTTCTGTAATAAATCCTACATTAGGAAATGTATTGCAAGGGGTAACTTCTCCTAAAGAAGCTATTGAAGCTATTACTAAATCTGACGCTAGTTTAGATGATAAAATAAAGCTGCAACAGTTAATATACGACCAACAGAACAAAGAGATACAATCTATCACTTCCAGATGGCAAGCCGATGCTTCATCAGATTCTTGGCTTTCGAAAAACGTACGTCCACTAGTACTAGTGTGGTGTATAATTATATTTTCGTTAGCTGGTATTCTTGATAGCATTGAGAACTTGCCTTTTCATATTAATAGCTTATGGAATGATACTTTTGAGAAGGTTATGATGTCCGTAATCTTAGCCTATTTCGGAGGTCGCACGACGGAAAAAGCTACAAAAATATATAAAAAGTAAAACAAAACTTTAACAAGTAATAATAAATATAGTAATAATAATTAAAATTTAATCAAATGAGTGAAAAAGTAAACAAAATTGAAGAACAAGAATTAAAAACAGTTAAAGAACAAACAGGAAAGATACAACAATGTGTATTAGATCTTGGTTCTTTAGAAGTAAAGAAAGCTGAAATTATGCAAGCTTATTCTGAGTTCTTAAAAGAATTAGATGTAACTAAGAAAGAACTTGAAGAAAAGTATGGTCAAGTTAATATTAATTTAACTGATGGTTCTTACGAAGAAGTAAAAGAAGAAGAGAAGACTGAGGAAAAATAAATATGGACTCAGTTATAAGAAAGATAAGTATAGGCGCGGACTATAAAAACGAAGCTATGCATTATTCTATAGGTCAATCAGTTTATGGTGGACATGTAATTCATAGTATTGATTTAAACGAAGCAGATAATTCTTATAATATTTATATAAAAAAACAAGACGAGGTTATGCCATGGAAAAAATTTAATTCTAACATGGCTATCTCTGTTGAGTATGATTTAGAATATTAATGAATAGTATATATGATTTTATTATAACTCCTAAAAATGGTAGATATAATAATAAAATAAATATAGGTGATAAAGAACTGATTGTCAACGCAAGTGTTGAAGACCACAAAAATGTAAGCAGACACGCCGTTGTTAAATCAGTACCTTTAGCTTACTCTACAAATATTAAAGTAGGAGATGAAATAATAATACATCATAATATATTTAGACGATGGTATGATGTAAGGGGTAAAGAAAGAAATAGTAGTCAATATTTTAAAGAAGATTTATATTTCTGTAAACCTAATCAAATATATTTATATAAAAAACAAAATAATTGGCTTCCTTTTATGAATAGATGCTTTGTAATGCCAATAAAAGAAAACAACTCTCTAACAACAGATATTGAAAGAAAATGTATTGGTATACTAAAAATAGGTAATAGTGAGCTAGAAGCATCTAATATTAACCCAGGAGACTTAGTTGGTTATAAACCAGGTCGTGAATGGGAGTTTGTCGTAGATGGCAAGCGAATTTATTGTATGAAATCAAATGATATTGTTATAAAGTATGACTACAAAGGAAACGAAGAAGAATATAATCCAAGCTGGGCGAGTAGCAGTTAAAGAGTTAATTAAAGTTGCTAAAGAACCTATTATAGATTTTGGACCAGACATTTCCGCGGATAGATTAAAAAACGCAGCTGCTACAAAAAAGTTAGCTATATTTGATGCTTTTGAAATACTAAATAGGATTGAAGAAGAACAAAATATGTTAGAAGACAAGCCTAAAGAAGAAGTTAAAAAAGAAAAGACCTTTAAAGGTTTTGCAGAAGGGAGATCTAAATAATGTACAAGCAAGCTTTATATAAGATTTTAGATAACCATATTAAACCTAAAATTATTAAACGATTAAATCGTTATAATAAATGGGAATATGGATACAATAAAGAACATGATATAATTGTAATATCAAAGACAGGTAAAATAGGTGATATATATGAGGTACAAAATCTTAAAATAGCTTTACCTAATGAAGAAAATGTTCATAAATTTAAAGAGGATAAGTGGAGTAAAACAGAATATCCCAAAGCTTTAGGTAGAATTAAAACTGTTTTTGACTGGAAAGAATATCCAGAGGATTTTAAAGAAAAATGGTTTGAATATATTGATGAAGAATTTAAAAGACGTGAAGAAGGTTTTTGGTTTTATAATAGAGGTAAAGCTACTTATCTTACTGGCACTCATTACATGTACTTGCAGTGGAGTAAGATTGACGTTGGGGCACCAGACTATAGAGAAGCCAATAGAATATTCTTCTTATTCTGGGAAGCTTGCAAAGCAGATACAAGATGCTACGGAATGTGCTACCTCAAAAACCGTCGTTCTGGATTCTCTTTCATGGCATCCGGAGAAGTTGTAAACTTAGCAACAATATCTAGTGATTCACGTTATGGAATATTATCTAAAACTGGTCCTGATGCAAAAAAAATGTTTACTGACAAGGTTGTTCCTATATCAGTTAATTATCCTTTCTTCTTTAAACCGATTCAAGACGGTATGGATCGACCTAAAACCGAACTAGCTTATAGAGTACCTGCATCTAAGTTCACAAGAAGAAGTATTGAAGCTGGAAGCGAAGCGATAGATCTACAAGGATTAGACACCACTATTGACTGGAAAAATACAGGGGATAACTCTTATGATGGTGAAAAACTTAAACTACTAGTACATGATGAAAGTGGTAAATGGGAAAAACCAAATAATATTCTTAATAACTGGCGAGTTACAAAAACAACTCTAAGATTAGGTAGTAGAATTATTGGTAAGTGTATGATGGGATCAACATCTAATGCTTTAGACAAAGGAGGTAGAAACTTTAAAAAATTATATGACAGCTCAGATGTTACAAAAAGAAACCGCAATGGACAGACTAGCTCGGGATTATATTCTTTGTTCATACCTATGGAATGGAAC